TTGGTGGTGCATCAACAAGTGCAACAACTTATAATTTCACACTTAGAGCAACTGATGCAGAAGGCCAAACGGCTGATAGATCATTTAGCTTTGCATCTACATTTGGTGCTACAGGTGGGGGACAATTCAATTAATGAATAAAATTAAAAAAGGAATAAAAAATATAATGAATAAAATTAAAAAAATAATTAACGAAATAATGGGGGTCAACTAATGGCTAATACATATTTAACAAGAACACCATCAGGTGCAGGTAATAGAAAAACTTGGACTTGGAGTGGTTGGATTAAACGTAGTAATCTTGGAGCACAACAACTGATTATGCATTGCTATGATGGAGCAGCTAGTAATAGAGGTGCATTTAAGTTTCAATCAAATGACACAATAGGTTTTGATACTGGTGGTAGTGGAAGTGTAGGAAAAATTGATACATCTGCTGTTTATAGAGATGTTTCTGCTTGGTATCATATTGTGGTTGTAATGGATACAACTAACGCAACTGCTACCGATAGACAAAGAATTTATGTAAATGGAGTTCGTACAACAACAACTGTTGATGCTCAGGTTGGAGTTGATTTTAATGGTGGTCTAATAAACTCAGCAAATGCACATGAAATTGGAACAGAAGGTGGTGGTGGAAGTTTTTTTAATGGTTCAATGTCACACATACATTTCATAGATGGCACAGCTTATGACGCATCAGCATTTGGTGAAACAGATGCAACAACTGGAGAATGGAAAATTAAAACTTCTCCTAGTGTAACTTATGGAACTAATGGTTTCTTTATTTTAAAAGATGGTAATTCAGTTACAGACCAATCTGGTAATAGTAATGACTTTACTCTTGGTGGTGGTACATTAACTAATACTGAAGATTCTCCAAGTAATGTTTTTGATACTTTAAATGCTAACATTTCTCAAACAGCAAGTGTAAGTGGTAGAGATAGTTCTGCTAGACCATTTTTAGATAATGGAAATACAGTTAGTTCAACTGATGTAGCTATATGGACACCACAAATGGGTTCTATTCCTATAACTTCTGGAAAATATTATTATGAAATGAGAAGAACTTATGCAGGTTCTCCATCAAATCATTTAGCTTGGGTTGGTATTGAATCTACTGCTACAGCAGGAACTACTTTGGATAGTCCAAGTGGTACAAATACAAATGCAATAGCTTATTATAGTGCAGGTTCTGTTAAGAAAAGTAATTCAACACAAAGTGGTAGTTGGTCAACTTGGCAATCTAATAACGATATTGTTCAAGTAGCAATAGATTTAGATAATTATTTTATTTATTTTGGAAAAGCTGGAACTTGGCAAAATTCTGGAGTTCCAACATCTGGTTCAAGTGGTACTGGTGGAATAGCGATACTTGCAGGTCAATCATATATATCTCATTGTACTGTTCATAGAGGTGGTGGTTCATCTGGTGCAACTAGAGCTTATTTAGAATTAAATTATGGCAATGGCTACTTCGGAACAACAGCAGTATCTAGTGCAGGAACTAACGCAAGTGGAATCGGAATATTTGAATATGACGTACCAACAGGCTTTACGGCTTTATCAACGAAAGGATTAAACTTATAATGGCATACACAACAATTAATAAAAGTTCAGATAACTTTAACGCTAACCCTTACACAGGTAATGGTGGTACACTAGGAGTTGATGTAGGATTTCAACCTGATTTAACATGGTTAAAGTGTAGAGATATTGCTTATTATCATAGATTGTATGATGTAATAAGAGGTGTTGGAAAATCATTAAGAAGTGATACTACTGCTTCAGAAGAAACAAATTCAGGAGAAGGTTTAACTGCATTTAATTCAGATGGCTATACTGTAATTCAAGGAAGTAATACTGAATATAATAATAATAATGTAGATTATGCTTCTTGGAACTGGAAAGCAGGTGGAACAGCTTCATCTAATACTGATGGTTCTATAACTTCTAGTGTTTCAGCTAATACTACAAGTGGATTTAGTATTGTGTCTTACACAGGTACAGGTGCTAATGCTACAGTTGGTCATGGATTAGGAGTTGCACCTAAAATGATTATTACAAAATCTACTGGAGCAGTAACAGGTTGGGGAGTTTATCATCAGAGTTTAGGAAATACTGATGCGTTATTTTTAGAAGAAACAACTGCTACTGGTGCAAGTTCTGTTTATTGGAATAATACTTCTCCAACATCAAGTGTATTTAGTGTTGGCTCTGCAGGTGCAATGAATAATACTAATGGCATGATTGCTTACTGCTTTGCAGATGTTCAAGGCTATTCAAAATTTGGTTCATACACAGGTAATGGAAATGCTGATGGACCATTTATTTACACAGGACTGAAACCTGCATTTATTTTATTTAAAAATAGTTCTTCTTCTGCTGAATGGGAAATTTATGACAATAAAAGAATAGGTTACAATTCTGCAAATTATCATTTAAATCCAAGTGATAATACTGCTGAAGCAACTTTATCAAATAGAGTAGATTTATTAAGTAATGGTTTTAAAATTAGAGTTGCTTCAAGTGGACCAGTAAACTCTTCTGGTGCTTCATATATTTACATGGCTTTTGCAGAAGCACCTCTAGTTGGAACTAATAACGTACCAGCTACGGCAAGGTAATTATGTGGTTTAGTGCTTTAAAATTAGGCATCAATGCCGCCTCTCACATTTATAAGAAGCGGCAAGAAACCAAAATGGTTATGGCAGATGCACAATATATGCATGCATCTAAAATGGCTAAGGGGGAAACAGAGTATCAGGGGAAATTGTTGGAGGCAAGACAATCGGATTGGAAAGATGAATTTGTTTTAATTATTCTTTCGGCTCCAATATTAATCTTGGCTTGGGCAGTGGTATCGGAAGATCCAGCTGCAATGGATAAAATGAAATTGTTTTTTGTATACTTTAATGAACTACCTAAATGGTTTACTAATTTATGGATCCTTGTAGTTGCTAGTATTTATGGTATTAAAGGTACTCAAATATTTAAGGGTGGTAATGTCAAGAAAAACTAATACAGCTATGATTGCTTTATTAGGAACAATTTTATTAGGTTTAAGTACTTGGGTACTTATAACTTTAATTGAGTTACAAACAATTGTTGCCATGATGCAACAAGAACTTATGTCATTAGATAAAGTATTTGGTCGTATTTATGCACACATGGATAGATTAGCAAAATAAATAAAATTCTAAGGGTGGTATTAAAGCCACCCCTTAATTAACTAAAATATTTTTTAAGCATTTCTAATTGATCATCATATTTAGATATTATTTCTAATTCTTTTTCTACAGTTTCAATGACATCAGGATGCTCTGCAATTCCTGATATTTTATTAAGTAATATATTTACATTAACTTTATGTTTTTCTATATGACCCTCAGCATGTTTTTTTAATGCTATAATTAATTGTTCTTTCATTTTATACCTTATACATTGTGTATTTAGTTGTTACTTCCTCACCTTTTTTAATTAGTCTATTCGTGACTAAATATGTTCTTTCTTCATATATACAACTTTCCTTTTCTTTAATACAGTTTGGTTTATTACTATGGTTAACAAAGCCACCTAATGGTGTTCTTATAACTTCTTTAGACTCAGTTATTAAATGCATCATACCTAAATTAATATTCTTTTTAATATCTTTAGTAGCAAATAATCCTAAGCCTTCAATCATAGATTTATTTATAGTTACAGTTTCTGGTAATGGTTTATATTTCTTTCTTTTCATATATCCTTTGTTTGTGAGCCTTTTAAGCAGGTTGCTCATCTGCTTCGGTTTACTAATGCTAACGTAGGCTGAGAGAGGATAGCCTATTTATCGTTCTTACATCATTGTCTGTTAGCTGTTGCCTAAAAGGACTTACTTGCAGTTCTAACTTCTAACCGAAACTGGTTACTACACTTCTTCAAAAGCCAAATTACTTTCATAGTAATTTAATCTTCCTGTGTTTACATTATAAGTTGCTTGTCCACATTGGCCAGTATCACCACTAAATCTAGATTTCAATACTGCAAATTTTACAATATTTCTATCAGATTTTTCAACAGCCATCATGTTTCTAGCGAAACCTATAATGTCGAAACTTATTTGTTTAATTGATCCAGATCCTTTAATAGAATCTAGATTAGGCATAATACCTTCCTCAAAACTTTTACCTTCACCAGAACTTTTTCTTAAGTGAGATATTAATGTTAAGTGAATATTATATCTTTTAACAATTTTTAATAAAGAAGACATAACTTTATCAACCGCTTCATTTCCAGTTGCACCGTCAACACCTTCACTTACAGCAATAGTTATATGATCAAGAATTAAATAACTACAACCTAAAGCTGCTAAGTATTCAATCCTATCTAACAAAGACGTATCAGCTACAGAGCCTTGATGATCTAAAAGAATTAATCTTTCATCACCAAATACTTTTTCATAACCTTTACGTGCTTCATCTTCAGTAACATCTTCAGGCATTCTAATATTTTTATTAATAGACATACCAATAAGCTTTGTTGCAGTATCACCAATAGATTCCTCTAATGATATTAATCCTATTTTAGTTTCAGATTGCTCTAGTAAATTTAATATTGTTTCTTTAACAACAGTAGATTTTCCAGATCCAGTACCAGATGTAAATAAAGTAATTTCACCTAGTCTCATACCAAACAACTTATCATTTAAACCTTTAAGACAAGAAGGATAAGGTACAGATTTAACTGTAGATCTTTCTTTAAAAGCATCCCAGATCTTCTCACCAGTAACAAAGTTATCAGGCTTATAAACCTTAGCACCCCAAACATTAGATAAGTAAGTATCAGATTGTTCTTTACATAAAGCATCGTTAGCATCTTTATAAACACTATTTACTATATGACATTTACCAGGCTTTATAACATGGGCGGCATCATTAGCAGAAGCAACACCAGGTTCATCATTATCAAATGCTAAAAATACTTTATCGTATTTATTAATAAAATCTAAATTAGATGCAATATTACGTCTAGCACTTTGAGCACCATTAACAATACTAACTACATCAAATTTAGCTTTAGCTTTTGTAAGCATTTCAATTAAAGATAAACAATCTATTTCACCTTCAGTAATAACTAAGTTTTTATATCTACCGCAATTAGATTGATTAAATAACTCAGGTACTTCAGCTTTACCAACAACTCTAAAATCTTTAGTTGCAACTATTCTTTTCTTATAAGCTTTGATCTTTTTATTAATTGTAATTGGATAGTAATGACTAATAATATTTCTATCTTGATCATACTCAACCTTAACACCAGCATTGTATAATACTTGTTTAGATATATTTCTAAAGGTATCAACAGGTAACTCACTAATCTCATCTAAATTTAAATTAGTTTGTACAACACTAAAATCAACTTCTGTATCTTCTGTACCCTTAGCTTGTGTCTTTTTACAGACAAAACAAAAAGTACTACCATCTGAATATACCGCATTCCCATCAGACGATCCGCATTCGCAACTTGTGTGTTTTATAAAATTAGTATTCTTACCCATATTATTACCTCTCTCTATTTTATATTATTATATCTAATATTAATCCATTTACTAAAACGTATTAAATCTTTACCACTAGCATCACTCATCATTTTATTAGCTAACATACATACCCACTCAACATTACCTTTAACATAACCTTTAGTAGGATCTATACGATCTAATGACGGTGAAAATTTATCACTCCCAATCTTACCTTGACTAGGTCTCATTACATAACCTAAAATTGGACATCTATTATCTTCTGGATAAATAGATCTCAAATATTTAAGGTCTAAATCAAATTTTAATTTATATTTTTTAACTCTATATTTACAATGATTAAATGATCTACTGCAAATACCTTTAACTGATCTATAATATTTTAATTTATCTTCACGTTTACACATTAGCTATAAAACCTTTCCAATAATCTACATTCCAGTCTTTATTATCTTTATAGTCTTTAACTAAAAACAACATCTTACCCATCACATCTAATCTATCTAGATAATCTTCTGGATGAAATTGTTTATACATTCTTATAACTGATTCAAATTGTTTAACTAAAGTTTTACCTTTTAATAACTTAGTAGCTTTAATAATACCTACACCTTTTAAACCAGGTATATTATCAACAGTATCACCTGTTAGTAATTGTGTATTTAAAAACTCACAAGAATCAAATTTAGAAATAGCCTTAACAGTTTTATGCATCATGTTATAAAATAATCCACCTATAATTTGCCAATCCTTATCTACAGTAATTAACATATATAACTGACCATTTTTTAAATATTTAGTTGCCTCAACAGAAGCAGTATCATCCGCTTCATATCCATTAACAGATATATGTTTGTATTTTTCTAAAACATAATCTTTACATTCTTTAAAGTTAACAGGTTTATCTTTTCTCTTACCTTTATAAACGGTGTAAGATTGTTTTATATCTTTTCTAAAATTACCAGGTGCAGATATATGTAATGAAAATTCATCACATCCAGTTTCATCTTTTATTTCTTGATATAGTTTATCAAAAGTAATTTTAACATCTAAGTTATCTTTAATAGCTTTATGACATGACCTATAAAGAATCACATCACCATCTACTATTCCTATCATTTTATTTTTACTCATATTTGTAATCTTTCTATAATTTTGTTGGGCTAATTTTAATAATCAGCCCATTTATTTAGTGAGTATCTAGCCACGAATTACCGTGTTTAGCATCTCCATTCATTTGAATATTCAATTCTAATTTCTTAGTAATATAATCTCCAAATGAATATTCTAATATCTCTTTAACTCGTTTAACATTTTCAGGTTTAGTTTGTAATTGCACTTCATCATGTATAAGTCCAAGCATATCAACTTCAATATTCTCATCTTTAAACATTTTAAAAGAATTAACTACAGCCGTCTTAACTGTAATAGCTTCAAATGTTTGTAGTAAATAATTTAAACATTTAAAACTAGACTCAGCAAATATACGTCTACCATCTAACCCTGGAATAAACCCAAGACCATCTTTGTTCTTAGTGGTATAGAAAAATCTATTTAACTTCTCTACAAGTTCTTTAAGACCTGGAAGTGCAGAATATAATTTATTCTTAACTTCTTTACCTTTATCAAGATCTTCAACACCAGTAACCATTTTACCAAGCTTAGCAAAACCCGCACCAAATACCGTAGCATAAAGTAAACCCTTAGCTAAAGGTCTAGCAACACCCACAGTGTCAGCATTGTGTTGATGTATATCACCATTTAAAACATGGTCATTAACTTCTTTATTATTTAAGTAATGACATAATGCTCTAATCTGATTTCCAGAACTATCACAACCAACCATAACTTTACCTTCATCAGCTACAAATAAAGATCTCATTTCAGATCCAAAAAATGCATTTGAGTTAGGTACATTAACAACTTTAGAATGACGTTGTCTTGAAGTTGGTGTTCCAATATTAAAAGCTTCAACATAAACTCTATTATTATTTAGTTCAGATAATTCAATCCAACCTCTAATAACAGAATGTCTAGATCTTAATTGATAATACTTTAATACTTTTTGACCTATATCACCCTTGATTGTGTGTAACGTATCTTCTGTAATTTTTGGCTCGCCTCCAGGAGTCCACATAGAGGGCGACCATCCATTATCTAAAAGCATTCCTCTAACTTGATCCATGTTACCCAGATCCGCTTCAACCATTTTAAATCTTTGAAACAATTTATTAGGTTTCCATTTATCAGTATCAGTTTGTTTTATTTCAGTACCTGTAAACTCAGATAACATTCTAGCACTTACTGCAGAAAATCTACCATCTTGTAAGTACTTAGCTTTCTTAGGTTCCTTATCAATTAAAACTTTTCTAGGTTTTAATGTAGGATTAATTTCATCTTCAATAACTTTCATTTCAGAAGTTAATTGTTCATAAAAGCTTTTGGCTTTGGGTGTATTAAATTTCCATTTACCAGTAACTTGTCTTGCACATATCTCAGCAATAGCATGCTCAGTTCTTAATGCTTGTTGAAAGTTAGGTCTGTTCTTAATTAAAGTCTGTGCTTCATTAATTACATAATTATAAACCTTAGCAGTCAAATTAATATCCTGAATTCCATAAATTTTCATAGCCTCAGAGTAATGATCAAAAGCAGGACTTTCACCCTTAGCATCTTTTAATATAACTCCAAAGTTTTTTAAACTATGTTTACCTTCACGTCTAAAATTATTAAGCTGTGAGATAATCATAGTATCAACTAACTTAACATCGGCTTTAGGCTTCCAATTTAATAACTTAAGCATCACACATAAATCGTATGCAATCAAATTATGACCTATAATACTATCAAAACTATCTAAGTAAGGTATTAAATCTTTTAATGGTTCAGATTTTTCATCATGATCAGAAAAAGTTTTAACTTCATTTGTAACAGGGTCTTTAGTTATTGCTAACCAAATAGTTGAAACCGTATCTAATAATCCGTCAGTTTCTAAGTCTAGAAAAATCTTTTTACTCATTTTATACCCTTTATAATTTATTGTTAATTCTTTTATCGGCTATATCAAAATAGTTTTTATCTGATTCTATGCCTGTGAAATCTCTATTGGTGTTCTTACAAGCAACTCCTGTTGAACCTGAACCCATAGTAAAATCTAATACTGTGTCGTTTTCGTTAGTATAAGTTTTGATAAGATATTCTAATAAAGCTACTGGCTTTTGAGTTGGGTGTACTTTATTTTTATCTCTATTAAATTCTATTAATGTTAATGGATAACGAACTCCTTTATTTTCAGTAACAATATTTAACTTACTGTCTTTATTATAAATAGATGTTCCTCCACCTTTTTTAATTGTGTAAGGTTTTCCAAGTCTCATTTGTGGATTATACTTATGAGGTTTTTTACAAAATACTGAAATAGTTTCTATGTTTTTTAAAGGATACTTTTTAGAATTTAAAAATCCTGTTCCTTGTTTTTTATTCCAATACCAATCGTACTTAAACCATTCAATATTAGATGTTCTTAAATAACTGCTAAATGGTTCACTACCAAATAAGGCAATACAGCCATTATCTTTAATTACTCTTTTAAGTTGTTCCCACATCGGCTCAAAGGGAATTATGCTATCCCATTTACATTGAGTTGTACCATAAGGTGGATCAGTGAGGATTAAATCTACTGAATTATCAGACAATGTTGGTAATACTTTTAAACAATCTCCATGTATTAATTTCATTTTATACTATCCTATCTTTTAAAAAATTATAAAACTTTGCTTGCAAAGCTTCTTTAGTCCCATCATTATTAAATGCATAACTAAAAGCATGGCCATCTAATGCATGTTCAGATTCATGGCTATCACCATAAAAACCTTCTCTTTTAACGCAGCAAACAAAACCATGTTTATTAATCATTTCAACTTCATTAGGAAATCTTACATCAGTAATTACCACATGTTCTTTACAAGAATTGTATTGATTTTCTAATATCTTAACCCAAATATCTTTGTGTAAATTTTCTCTAAAAGCCATTCCAACTTTTTGTAACATATCTCTTGAAGATAAATTAAACCAATCAGGTAAAGGCAGTTCTCTAAATTCTCTCTCACCATCAGTTCCTGATAAAATAGCTTTATCTATTCCAAAAGTATTATGCACTAAATCTTTTATTGGTTGAGCAAAACTCATTTTTTTCCAACCAAATGTTGTAGTTAATATCTCACCAAGTGAATCTTTACCTGATCCCTTGTAACCTGCGATTCCTATTATCATTTATTCTTCTCCTTGTAAAAATTGTTCTCCAAATCCAAGAACGTATCATTGATATTACTGTAAATATTATTGCTATATTAAAACTTTCCCAAACAGTTGGATGTAAATCAAAAAATGGGAATATTAATAATTGTATTAATGTAGATAATATTAATCCACTGCCTACATCAATAAAAGTTTCAATTAAATTTCTCATTGAATATTCTCAAAAGAATCAATGGTATACATATAATTACATGCAAAATAAGGTCTTAGGTTTTCTTCTATATTCTCTTCATCCATTATCACATCTTTATCTTCTCTACTTAAAATTGTTAAATCTAAAATTTGACCAACCTTAATTACTAAATCTATTTTATCAGTAGCAGAATTTATTAAACCAATTTGTTTACCTGCAACTGGAACATAATAACCTTTTAATGCATTTTTCTTTTTACCTTCTTTAATACTTTTTATTATTTCAGGTGAAACGTTAAATGTATGAAACATTTTAAATCCTATTGTTAATTAAAATGCCGAGCCCGAAGGCTCGACAAAATTTTATTATTATTTAGATAACGTCTTTATCAGAATCAATAGCTTCGAAAGCCAAACTTTCACCACCTTGATATTCTTTTAATTCAGTTACTTGCATAGCTAGCAATTGTACACTTATTCCAGTTTTTCCCATGTACTCA